CTCCCGGATTTTTTCCCTGAGAACCCGGACAAAAGAATCGATTTCTGCGCTCATTGGTTGCCTTTCTGTGAATTACGCATGGCCAAAAATTCAGCAATATCAGTCTTGTCAACCTTGTCGGCGGCTTCGATGGACAGCCTCTTCTCGGCCAGCTCGGTTTTGTCCGCCTTGTCGGCCGCATCGACTGCAAGCTTTTGTTGGTTGAGCTGCAGGCCGGCTTCTTTGATGGCAACCTCGCGCTCTTTGAGCTCCATCTCCTTCTGTTGCATCTGAACAACAGGGTCCTGAGCCTGCTGTTGGGCCTGCTCTTGAGCTGCCATGGTTTGGCTTTGCTGGAGAACTTGCTTTGCAGCCTGAGCCATCATCCCGGACAGGGCAAGCTCGATCTGTGGAGGCATTGGTTCGCCTTCTGGAGGCAAAGGCATGCCCAGCTGCTGCTCGATCTTCTGGCGGTAGGCAAAGCCAACGTGTTCTGAGATGTGGGCCATTGCTGCGGCTTGAATCATCTGTGCCCGTGGGTTTTGGCCAACCAGCTGCATGATGATCGGGTCGTTCATGGCCGACATGTGAACCTGAATATGGGCCTCATGGTCCTGATACTGGAACGCCTTTACGGGTTTACCCTTAAGCAGGTTCTGGTTCTCCGACACTGGGTCGGTTGGCTTCTGGTCCTCGTCCATTGGGACGAGTTTGTCGGCGTTCTTGATACCCAGCACGTCCAGCATTCCACGGTGGAGTTGTGGGAGGTCGTAGATGTCCGGTGCAGACTGAGCCAGCTGGATGACCGCTTGGTACTGAACCACGCGCTGGGACAGGGTTGCTGCGTTTGGATCGCTGACGGGCAGGATGTCCACGTTGCGGTAGTCGCTCTTCTTTGCGCGGGGGCCTTCTTCGCCGTCCGGCTCGTAGGTGTATTCGTCGTCCGTGTAGTCGCGGATGATCACAGCCAAGAGCTGGAGTTCTTGCTTCAGGGTGAAGTGGACACGGGCCTGAACGGCGGTCATGACCTTTAACTGACGCTCGAGCAGCGCGAGGGTCGAGCCCACGGGAGCATTCGCGCCCATGTCGCTGATCTTCATATCTGCGGTAGCGGCAAAGCGGCGGCCTTCTTCGACGATGCTGCCCAACAGGGTCATCAGAACCTGACTGGGTTCCTTGTACGGCAGGGGCAGGATGTTGTCGCGGATCGTGCCGGAGCCCACATCCACGTCACGGAACTCGCCGGGTGCGATTGGGGTGTCGTCGCCCTTGATGCGCAGACCACGGGACTTCAAACCGCCGGGGAGGTTGCTCAATGTACCTGCGTCGATCAGTTGACGCATCAGGCTGGTGGCCGAGTTGGCAAAGCCGCCGATCAGGTGGAACAGGCCAAAGCCGTAGGCACCGAAGCCGGGGATGTACTGGTAGTGGACGAAGTGCTGGCGTTTCAGGTGGAGGCTGTCGTCCTCGTTCCAGTTGCGGCGGATAGCCAAGACAGTGTTTGTCCCACGGATGTAGGTCACCACGTAGGGCAAGGCCACTCCGCTGAGCTCGCCATCTTCGTCCATATCGGCCAAAGGGTCGTCTTTGAAGACCAGCTTGACATGGCTCTCATGGAGGGTGAAGCGCTCGTCGTTCAGGTCGGCGAAGCCGGTCTCTTTGTCCTTGGCCTTGTTAATTTCATCGATGGCGCGGTCTGGGGTGCCCAACTCAACATCGAGGTAGAAGCCGGCCTTTTGCAGTTCAAGAATTTCGTTTTTGGTCTTGCGCATCACATGGGTGACGCGGTAGCAGCTCTGGATGTCTGAGGTGCCGTAGGGCAGAAGGATGTCTTCTGCGGGGATGAAGATGGAGGTCTGCCGGCCGATGCTGGGGTCGAAGTAGACCTTCTTGAATGCCGAGCCGGTGGCGGGGAGGCTCCAGAGCATGCGCTCATGTTCTGGTCGGAACTCTTGCATGACCTCGGTCAGCTGAAAGTTCATGTCCTCTTGGACGCGCTGAGCGGCCTCTTTCTTGGCCGGGGTCTCTTTGCCGATGATCTTGGTCCGCACAGGACCAGCCGCAGGGAAAGTCTCGGTGATGGTCTCTGACTGGAAGCGGACAACCGCCTCAGTGATCATGGGGTGGAACACACCGGAGGCACCATCCCAAGGCTCGGTGCGCTCTTCGATCTGCAGGCCCAAGAGCTTCAAGCCGGTGACGTAGGCTTTCTCCCACTCCTTGCGGGAGTTGCGATCGTTGTCGATGTCGCTGTCCAAGTCGGAGACCATGAGCTGGATGGAGCTCTCTGGGAGAAACTCGGCAAGGTTGGCGTCGAAGTCATCGATGCTGGGCTCACCCTTCTGGATGCTGATTTCCAAATCACCCATGTCGATGTTGACTGCCTCGGGGTCGATGATCTCGATCTCGATAGGCTCTTGATTTTCTGCGGCCAAGCCCATGGGTTGTTGGTACAGCGCTTTGTCAATGTTCGTTGCCATGTTTACACCTTAGTAATAGGCCGCTTTTCTGCGGCGGAGGGTTGGCTGATCTTCTTCGTCGCTATCGAGACTGATGAAGCCGCCGCGCCTAAATCTGAGCAATGCTTGGCTTGTTGAGTCAACAAGGTCGTCGTGATCGCCGTTGGGGAAGGCCGCGAGCTCCTCCATCAGCTCATCCGCCCACCTTGTGTCCGGGCACCAAACGATGCCGGATGCAAAGAGATCGGAGATTGCGTTTACACGCGCAATCTTATCGCTTCCCTTGCTCGGTGTGTACTCTGAAACAGGAACACCGATCTGCCGGAGTTCATAGATCAACGGAGCGCCAGAGGCGCGTTTTTCAATGATCAGGGTTTCGGGTTCCCAGTCCTGATACAGCTCGAGGGCCTTTTGCTTCAGCTCCGGGAACTCCATGCGGGCTTTAAACGAGTCAAGGCAGATGATGTTGGGCTTCATCTCGCCATTTTGGTTGGGGTGGTCGAAGACGCCCCATGTGGTGCAGGCCGAGTAGTCGGATCGGTTCGACTTCTCGAAGGCCGTGTCCCAGCTTTGGATGACGTAGTCGCACTGAGGGGCGATTTCCGACTCCCAAACCCGCCAGCTGTCGCGCTTGATGATCGCGTTTCCCTCGGAGGTGGGGTTCTGTTGGTACTGGGCCTCCCACTTGGAGACGGGAATCTCAGCCTTGATGGCCTCCAGCTCCTCTTTCTTCCAAAAACCGGGCCACAGCGGAGTACCCGACGGCAAAATGGCGGGGAACTCGATGACCTCCCAGTCGTTTACACCGTCTTTTTCCGAGTTTTTCAGGATTTGGCCGGTCAAGTCCCTCTTGGACCACCGGGTCATCACGATGATGATGGCCCCACCGGGCTGAAGACGCTGACGGGGGCCAGATGTGTACCACTCATAGACGTTATCGAAGACTGCGGGGTTTCCCTGCTTGGCTTCTTGTTCCGAATGGGGGTCGTCGATGATCAGCAGGTCAGCACCCTTACCGGTAACCGCACCGCCGACACCGATAGCGAAGTAATCACCCCCGGCTCCGGTGTTCCAACGGCCTGCTGCCTTGGAATCAGAGGACAGCTTGGTGTCAAAAACCCGGGAGAAGGCTTCAGAGGAAACCAAGTTCCTCACCTTTCGGCCAAAACCCACAGCCAGTTCTGCGGTGTGAGCAGTCTGGATGATCTTCTTCTCAGGGTACTTCCCCAGAAACCAAGCGGGTAGCAGGTAGGAGGCAAACTCGGACTTGGTGTGCCGAGGAGGCATGTTGATGATCAGCCTCTTCAACTCTCCCTTGGCCACGCGCTCAAAGGCGCTGGCCATGATCTGGTGGTGTTTACCGGAAATGAACCCCGGCCACATGTGGGAGGCGAAATAGATGAACGACTCTTTGCACTTCTCAATCCTGTCGTACTCAAGCAACATCATGATCTTCGCACGCTCAAGATCATCCACCAGCGGAATTAACTCCCGGTACTTCTCCACCTCTGCGCGAGACATCATAGAGAAGCTACCCCCTTCACACTGCGGTCGATCAGCTTGATCGAGTTGAACTTGTGGGGCTTGATCACCAGCAAGCCCTCATCCTGCAAGATGTGGATCACCCGGTGGATGTTGGATTTACTCTTCAAGCCCAACCCGCGTGCGATCACAGAATACGACGGAGGCACTCCGTGTAAACGTACATAGGCTTTTATGAAGTCCAACACCAACTGATGACCTGCGTTCATCTCATCCTCCGTTTAAACGAGTTTACACTCAATCAGAACGTTCGCAAAGGGTTCCGAAAAATATATGTACCCCCCGGGGGTCGGAATTTGGTGAGCAAGGGGGTGGTCTCTGGGGAAACATATTTGGTTGTGTGCATTCCAGTGCATACGCGTGCGGGGCCGTGCCCCCTCATAAAGGCGGGTGGGGTACGGGTGGGGTGATGCCAGTTCCCTGCACGAGAGGATGACCGTTGCCATGCGTTTACACGCCAGCCTTGCGCTTAGGCATAGGCTTCACGTTGTCCAACAGCTTGAGGTGGCCCGACAACTCTCTGCGCAACTGCTCTGCGCTGGGTTTCTCAGTCACTGCTTCGATGGTGTGGTTGAACATACCAGCGGCTCTGCCCATCAGTTCCAGTGCTTTCAACCGTGACCCTTCCTGCTTGGCCCCTTTAGT